ATGTTATACAAGTTTTATATTTTAATTATAAAACTTATATGAATGAAGTTTACAAAATAAAAGAAACTGGCACTGGTGCTGACAAAATTATACCTAAAGACGATTCATTTAATCCACCAGAAGACATGCAAGGAGGTTTTGGTAGAATGTTGAGATCTATAGAAACACTTTATGATGGCGCTGTGATTCTTGGTACTGATAAATTACTAAAATGGGAAATGTCAAAAAACATGATGCGACCTAAAAGTGATTATACTAAAGTAAAAATGAATTATGCTATAGTTGCACCTAGAATGTACAACGGTAAAATAGATTCTTTAGTTAGACGTATAACAGGTTTTGCAGATATGATACAGCTTACTCATTTAAAGCTACAACAGGTATTATCAAGAATGGTTCCTGATGGTGTTTACTTAGATGCTGATGGATTAGCAGAAGTTGATTTAGGTAACGGAACCAATTATAATCCACAAGAAGCTTTAAATATGTTTTTCCAAACTGGTAGTGTTATAGGAAGAAGCTTTACGTCGGAAGGTGATATGAATCCAGGTAAAGTACCTATTCAAGAAATTACATCTGGTAGTGGTGGTAATAAAATGCAAGCCCTTATCGGTAATTATAATTATTATCTACAGATGATAAGAGATGTAACCGGTCTTAACGAAGCTAGAGATGGTAGCATGCCTGATAAAAACGCTTTAGTAGGTGTACAAAAATTAGCTGCTGCAAATAGCAACACGGCAACTAGACATATACTACAAGCGGGTTTATACTTAACAGCTGAAACAGCAGAGTGTTTATCACTTAGAATATCTGATATTATAGAATATTCACCAACTAAAGATGCTTTTATACAAGCTATAGGTGCTCACAATGTAGCAACTCTTGAAGAAATGTCTGAGCTACATCTTTACGATTTTGGTATATTTATAGATCTTACACCAGACGAAGAAGAAAAAGCTATTTTAGAAAACAATATACAAATGGCGTTGCAACAAAAAAGTATAGAACTTGAAGATGCTATTGATCTTAGAGAAATCAGAAACATAAAGCTTGCTAATCAACTTCTTAAAATACGTAGAAAAAAGAAAGAAGAAAAAGATAGAAGACTTCAAATGGAAAATATTCAGGCGCAAAGTCAGTCAAATGCTCAAGCGGCTCAAGTTGCTGCACAAGTAGATGTACAAAAAAATCAAGCTTTAAACGCTAGCAAAGCTGAGTTAATGCAAATAGAGGCTCAGATAGAATCTCAAAAAATGCTTGCTGAAGTTAATCTTAAAAAAGAATTAATGGCTTTAGAGTTTCAATACAACATGCAGTTAAAAGGCGCTGAAGTTGAGGGTATGAAAAGTAGAGAAAAAGAAAAAGAAGATAGAAAAGACAAAAGAACAAAAATACAAGCTACACAACAATCAGAAATGATTGACCAAAGAAATAGTGGCAAACCACCTAAAAACTTTGAATCCGCAGGTAATGATATACTAGGTGGAGGATTTGATTTAGGTAGTTTTGACCCTAAGTAGGAATTTATTAATTATTATTATATTATATTATGGAAGAAAAAGAAGAACAAGTAGTTGAAGAAACTACACAAAATAACAATCAACAAGATCCAGGTGATGAAAACGTGGTGAAAATTGATGAAAGTAAATTTGAATCTGCAGGTGATGACAGTGTTATTAAGGTAGATTTAAACAAACCGCAAACACCAGAAGAAAATGAAACTAAAAAAGATAACACTGACGACAGCGGAGTGGTTGCAGAGTCTAAAGATGCCGAGCCCGCACAGGAACAAAAAGAAGTACAACCGGAAGCAGAAGCACAAGAAGCTCCAGTATTAGAAGAAATAACTGAAGAACAAGTTGAAGAAGCCGAGAAAGTAGCAGATAAAGTTGAAGAAGCTATTACTGAAGCGGAAACAACTGGGAAACCATTACCAGAAAATATTCAAAAGTTAATGGACTTTATGGAAGAAACTGGTGGTGATATAAATGATTACGTTAAGCTAAATCAAGATTATAGTAAACTAGATGATAAAAATTTATTATATGAATATTATAAGCAAACAAAACCTCATTTAAACAACGAAGAAATTAACTTTCTCATGGAAGATTCATTTTCTTATGATGAAGATGAAGATGATGATAGAGATATAAGAAGAAAAAAATTAGCGCTAAAAGAGCAAGTTGCCAGCGCTAGAAGCCACTTGGACGGGCAAAAGTCTAAATACTATGAAGATATCAAAGCTGGAAGTAAGCTTACTACTGAGCAACAGAAAGCTGTAGATTTCTTTAATAGGTACAACAAAGAGTCAGAAGCAACTCAAAAAACAGTTAAAAAGAACACTGATATTTTCACACAAAAAACTAATCAAGTTTTTAACGACAAGTTCAAAGGTTTTGAATATAACGTCGGTGATAAAAAATACAGGTTTAACGTAAACAATGCTGAAGAGATTAAAAACACTCAAAGCGATATAAGCAATTTCACCAAAAAGTTTTTGGATAAGAACTCTGCTTTAACAGACGCTAAGGGTTATCATAAATCTCTATATACAGCAATGAATGCAGACGCTGTTGCAAAACACTTTTATGAACAAGGAAAAGCTGATGCTATGAAAGATAGTGTAGCTAAAGCCAAAAACGTTGATATGAATCCAAGGCAAAACCATGGTAAAATTGAAGCGGGTGGTATGAAGTTTAAAGTGTTAGGCAGTGACGCTACTGATTTTAAGTTTAAAATTAAAAACAAAAATAAATAACAATTTAAAATTATTAAAAAATGGCAATATCAAATCCGGGTCCTGGTCATTCAGGAACCGCTGGTAGTTTAAATAGCGTTGCAGCTCCAGTAAAAGCAACTCTATCTTCAAACTACATCGACTTTACTGCGACAGCCACTGCTGGTTGGGCGCAACAATATTTACCAGATCTTATGGAAAAAGAAGCTGAAGTGTTCGGTAACAGAACTATTTCAGGTTTTCTTGCACAAGTAGGAGCTGAAGAGGCTATGACATCCGATCAGGTTGTTTGGTCTGAACAAGGTAGGTTACACTTATCTTACACTGGAACTATTAACAATACAACAGGTGTATTTACAGTATCAAAAGATATTGATGGAAACACTGTTGCTTCTGGTAATCACGGTATACGTATTAATGATATGTGTATTGTTGCTACTGCTGAAGGTACTATAAAATGTTTATGTACTGCAGCCGCTGCTACAACAGCTACTTTATTACCTTACGAGCAAGCTAACATTGATGATGCCGCTGCTTTTGGTACTGGAGGTGCTGAAGCTGCTACAGTATTAGTTATTGGTTCTGAATTTGGTAAAGGTAAACAAGGTCAAGGAGCTTCTGCTTCTTCAACTGCAGGTTTTGGAAACGTTGAACCATCTTTCCAATCTTTTACTAACAAACCAATTATAATGAAGGACTACTTTGAAGTTTCAGGATCTGATGCTTCTGCAATTGGTTGGGTTGAAGTTTCTGGAGAAGAAGGTCAATCGGGTTACTTATGGTATTTAAAAGCTGAAGGTGATACTAGAGCTAGATTTACTGATTATTTAGAGATGACTATGTTAGAAGCTGTTGCTGGTATTCCTGGTAACTCTACGGCTGAAGGCACTATTGGTACATCTGGTGATACGTTTGGTACAGAAGGTTTATTTGCTGCTATCGAAACTAGAGGTAATATTACTACTGGTGTAACTGGTGTTAACGCTGCTACTGATTTAGCTGAGTTTGATGCTATATTAGCTGAGTTTGATTCTCAAGGTGCTATTGAAGAAAACATGATGTTTGTAAACAGAGCAACGTCTCTTGCAATTGATGATATGTTAGCTTCAATGAATTCTTACGGAGCTGGTGGTACTTCTTATGGTGTATTTGATAACTCTGAGGATATGGCGCTTAACTTAGGTTTCTCTGGATTTAGAAGAGGTTCTTACGATTTCTATAAGTCTGATTTTAGATACTTAAATGACAAAGCTACTAGAGGTAGTATTAATTCTAGAGATGCTGTAGCTCCAATCAGAGGGGTAATTATTCCAGCTGGTGTATCTACAGTTTATGACCAACAATTAGGAAAAAACCTTAAACGTCCTTTCTTACATGTTCGTTATAGAGCTTCACAAACTGATGACCGAAGAATGAAAACTTGGGTTACAGGTTCTGTTGGAGCTGTTACTTCTGACTTAGATGCAATGCAAGTTCATTACTTATCTGAGAGATGTTTAATTACACAAGGTGCTAACAACTTTATGTTAATGAAGTAAGCACAATTATTTTAAAAGACCGGGGCTTCGGCCTCGGCCTTTTATTTTTATTAATTTTATTATATATTATATTATGGCAAAAAAACAAAAAACAGAAAAGGTAG